GTTAACAAACTGAGGACGGTTATAGACATTATTTGTTATCTTCGGTTCAATCATACGCCAAAAGTCAAACCATCTGCGCGACTTCCTGCAAGTGACCAAACCTTTGATAATGTGTCCGGACGATTCGTTAATGCGGTCAAGATCCGTCAGATCTTCACGGGAAGGCGCTACAACGGATATATTAAAACCGTACTGCTGAAGCTGCATCAGATCTCCATAAGCATTGGATCCGGTCGAAGTGTTCGGAAGATAGCGCTTATCAGCAAAGCCAGCTTCGACTGATTTAAGCGCCTGTTCAGCGACTTTTACATTTTGTTTGTAAGTGTATGAAGCTTCCAAACCGAAAGAGGAAAGAAAACCAGTAGAGAGCAAAGCATTCAGACCAGAGTAACCACCAGTGGTTAGCGCGTCCTGCATTTCATCCGACAAGCCCAAATTCGGCAGCATGGAAGAAAGAGCGTCTCCTGCTTTTTCAAACATACTGTCAAGCATTGTAGCAATTCCACCGCTTTTAGATTGCGCTTCCTTTGCGTTCTGCACCGTAAGTTTGGACGATGCTATAGCAGCGTCAATAGAGTTCCTGTTTTGCGCTTGCCATATTGCATATTGATCGCTATTCATTGTGCAGCTTGGCGCTTGCGTCTGCTTCATAGCAAACAATTCTTCCTGCTGGTTTGTTCCGAATTTGTAATTAACAGGATAGCAGATCAAACAAGGATAACCGCCAGCAAAAGAGCATGAGATTTTAAACTGAGGATTTCCGTCAAAATCTTCGTATTTATAAGTTGTTTCTTCCCCTGTCTGATTCGATACAACAATATTAGTGTAATCGTATCCCTTTAAAATAGGATTGACAACAGACAAACCAGCGCTTGAAAACAGAGAATCAGCAGACGGAACATTAATAGTAAGTGTGCGCTTCGTGTAGTTTTGCGGAAGCGGTTTAATAGCTTCAAGCCCACTTGAAGAAACCGGAGAAAGTTCTGCAGGCATACAATAGATTCCCGTTACAGATCCTAATTGACCGGAAGCGTTTAAATCTTCATTCAATGACATTAAAGCATAGCTGTTAATATCAGTAGATCCGCAGTTAATAATGTACGGAATAGCAGACATATACACATTATCAACTATATAGCTTTGCACAACTGGATCTTCATAGAAGTTATTATTATACCTTAATGATTCGTAACTGTTATCTACAAAGTTAGCTTGAATATCAATTGTACAGTAAATCACAAAAGCTATGTTATTGTTATTCTGCTTCCATTCCCATAAATTCATCTTCGCCAAACTGGGATATTCAGATCCAATACCGCGAAGCGGAAGTATTGAAAGATCCGTTGTAGCTACACCATAACCGCCCACCGCCCAAAAAGGAGTAGAATCAGCGTTAAAATAATAGGTTTGAATCCAGTCGATTTGCAATTTCAATTCCGTACAATTCAGATTTTTATATTTCCTATCGACAATAAAGCAGTAAAATACTTTTTCCGTTGGCGTATTCGGACGATTTACTATTTTCACATAATCCGCAATATAGGAATTTTCGAAACTGTAACCAGTTGCACCGGAACAATTAACTTTTATCGTTTCGCCTTGCTTCCAATATTTACAGTTCCGGATCTTCATTAACACTTTTGATTCAAGGAATGTTTCGCGCTGGGCTGCATTCTCAAATCCCCAAATATGCTTATTCTGCGGATCCAGCGCGCCAATATGATAAAGTGTATATTCCGTATCACGAAAGAGATTTTCAATCGCTGCCATTTTGCTCACCTTCCGGAGTTGCTACAAATTCGTCATTCATTCCGATATTATAGTCTACCGCTGCAAAGTCTACCGCAAGATTCACACCATAACCGCCAAACTTCAAATTGATTTCATCTACCGCGCGCTGCCTTGTAAGAAGGCGGTTTGTCCGTTCGTGTACAACGTGACCGTTGATCGCTGAAATTTCGCTTGTTATCATCCGTTCGCGCTTTGGATCTCCGCGATTCGGCACACCGCAGAAAGTCAGCACTTCCGCAAGAAGGTTTGTTTTATATTCCTGCAATTCAGAGAAAACAGCGGGGGCGCCAGTAGTTAAAGCGTTTACACCGTCAGAGAGTGAAGCAGAATCTACGGAAGCAATAACAGGCTGTCCGGTTTTCATCTTCCGATACGCCAATTTAAGAGACTGAAGCTGTCCTTCGTTCCGCGCAGTCAGCAAAACAGGCGTTTTCTGGGCTTCAACGTTTACATCAATCGTATTATCTATGCGGGATAGTCTGATTGCATACTGCCTAAGCGCGTCAATATTCGAAATTTTCATCACGTTATCATAAATAATAACGTACTGATCCGGATTCAAGTACATCTGATAACCGTTCAAGCCATACGCTCGGATTGTAGTTGGATTCCCATAGGGATTCAAGCTTCCTTGCGTTGTATATGGCAGAATCAAAGGTCCTATAATTTCGTCAATGAAAAATACAACGGATCCGCGATACATTAACCACTGTTCAACTTGAAACGGATCCACTACTAAAGGCATTCCGCTGAAAACAAAAATACTGCTATAAAGCTGCTGGAGATCAAAATACCATTTCCGGAAAGTGGATTCTACGCCTATATTAGTGTCTTTGATTTCCTGCCCAACCATCCTGTTAAATTCAGATCCTTTAAACATCATATCACCACCATATTAGAAAAAGGGAAAGGAATTATTTAATTAATTCCCTTCCCTTTGTAGTTAGTTCCGCTTAAACCGTAAGCGCTCCGGTTGCGGGGTTCCAGGTGCAAGTATCCGTCTTAGTCGGATCTGCTACAAGCGTCGCTTTAATAGTTAGCGTTCCGGTCTGCGCGGTTCCGAAATGAACCATACCAGTCGCGGAAATATAGGTATCAGCTTCGGCACCTTCCAACGTCCAGCGCACGTTTTTATTAGTTGCGGTTGCGGGCGCGACAGCAGCGGTCATCTGAAGATCCGTTCCCTTCGCGTACGTTCCGGAAGCGTTCGTAATGCTAACAGCAGTTGCAGCAACAATCGTTCCGGAAGTGAAAGCAATACAGTTGCTAAACGGGCTGCGGGAGAAAACGCGCCAAACGTGCCAGAAATAGTTCCAATACAAGCCCTCCGCGTTATACTGCTCTGTAAATTTATCCAGCGTATTAACCACCATAAGGAATTCATCATCACACAAAACCGCATACACATCAGGATTCTCTGCCCCAAAGTTATCAACATTCACTTTTCGTCCCAAAAACTCTACCTTCGACATATTGAAGGCAGCAGCCAAGACATTTACATCCATGATGGCATCTACGTCAGCGCGGATAAGCAGCACTTGACGATCCTTCGGAGTATAGTTCATTACACCAGCTGCATTATACTGATTCGACATAAACTCCATAAGATTCGAAGCAGATTTAATGTTAGTGACGATGTTATGAATATTATCGACAGAAGGCGCGTCCGTCTTAATATAAAACATCTCGTCAGCGGATTCAGCGAAGATATTCTTCATCGCGACAAACTCATCATAGTTAGCGCCACTATAAAGACTGTCAACGATTCCAGCAATCAGCGTCCGCATTCCCTGTTCGGAAGTAAACGCCTTTTCAAGAGATTCTTCCTGGATAGTCGCTTTATAGAAAAGCTGGGAATTGGTACGATGGAAAACCGCGCCCACATCCGGAATAACGCGCTTATAAACCTCATTTTCTGCTATCTGCGGATTGTATTCATGCGCGTTAGCGATATTTACATAAATTTCTTCGATAATATCACCGTATTTTTCCGAACCTTTCTTAAAGGCTGCAAGCGGATTCTCGTAAAGGCGGGAAGTGATAATCACACGCGCGATACGGTTTACAAGCACATTAAGAAACTGATTCGCAAGAGACTTATTATTAAGAATATACTGACCGATGTCAGCAAGGTTTTCAGCGGTTGCAGTTGGGATCCGTTCGGAGAGAGAAGGAGCAATTGCGTTAATTACCGCTGAAGTTGTAGCATCAAAAATTTTTGCCATTGTAAAACCATCCTTTCTTTACTTAAAAAGAGAATCAAAAGAGACTTTACCATCCTTATTAAAGTCTTTTTCTTTATCTTCATCCGTATTACCGGACAAAAACCTTTCACGGTAGCGTTTATTAGCTTCGTCAAGTTCTGCTTTATACTTCGTTC